GAATATGATGTTTTAGCTTCTCATCCAAAAGAGGTTATGAAACACATATATGAATTCATTGAAGAGGAATGGTATGAACACGACTTTAATAATACCGAAGCTTCTTATGATAATTATGATACAGATGCTAAAATAGAGGGATTGCACAAAGTCAGAAAAGACGTAAAGTTTGAGCAGAGAGAAACAATTCTGCCTTCTGACTTATTTAATATGTATGCGGAATATGACTTTTGGAAACAAGAGGATAGTCCTTTGAAGAAGTGTAGGTTCTTATATGCAGAAACCAAGTAGTCCGATCGGCGGTACAGAATTACTTTATAATAATCTATCAAAAAGAGTTGACTTTTCTGATATTAATCTTATATTATCAATGTGTCATCCAGATTTTTTATCTAATGACAAACCTAATGTATTGTGGCAGCATTTAAATATTAATGAAGAAAATGCTAAAGGTCTTAGTGATCCTGAATATACAAAAAGACTAGATGCTATAGTGTTTGTTTCGCATTGGCAACACGAACAATTTAGAAAAAACTTTCCTTTGGATAATGTAGATTGTTATGTTATTCAGAACGCTATACCAGAGTTTGAATGGAAAGAAAAACCAAAGGATAAAATAAAATTAATTTACACTTCTACGCCCTGGAGGGGTTTACATATCCTAGCAGAAGTACTATATAAGTTAAATAGAGATGATATCGAGGTTGATGTATATTCAGGCACTTCAATTTATGGACCTAGTTTTGCAAAACAAACAGAAGGACAATTTGAACATATATATAAAGGTATAAGTGAGTTAGGATATAACCATATAGAGTATGCACCAAACGCAGTAGTGCGTGAAGCAGTTCAAGATGCTCATATACTAGCTTATCCATCAGTATTTGAAGAAACAAGTTGCTTAGCAGCAATTGAAGCTTTATCTACAGGATGTAAAGTAGTAACTACTAACTATGGCGCATTATATGAAACATGCGGAACATGGGCAGACTATGTTCCAATTAGTAATAATATTGTCGATAGATATGCTAAAGCTCTTGATAATGCTATCGACACATATTGGGATAATTATATCTGGCGTAAAAGTCAGTATAAACATTATTTAAATCATTGGTCTTGGGGAACAAGACAATATGAATGGAAACAGCTAATAAACGAGGTAACAACACATGGCTGAAGAACAACAAAAGCAAATGATCACAATCAACGAAAAAGAATATGTAATTGAGGATCTTACAGATGATCAAAAGGGTATGCTTGCTCAGATCACTAATCTAGATAATAAGGTAGGTAACCTTAATATGGAAATGGCACAGCTCCAGGCTGCGCGACAATTCTTTGTAAACAATCTATCAGCTTCTGTTGAAGCTCCAGAAGATGTTGCAGAAGAACTGGACGAAGAATAATTCAAACAAATTGGATGTTTAAAACCTTATAAATACTGTTAATTAGAAAGGTTTTAATATGCCCAAGATAAAATTTCCAAGTTCTAGAACATTAAACCAATCCGTTACTACTAACGGAGTTAGTTATAAGTGGGATGGGCGTAAGTTTAAAAAACTTGCGATCAGTACCCTGGAAGCTTCTAATCTTACCGGATTAGAAGCTCAATTAACTTCTAAGCTTGGTGACGAGACCGGAATGCCAGATGCTGTAATAACTGTAAGTACAGCAGGAAGCAATGTATATAAATTTACAGGAGACGGGTTTCCTTCGGAATCAGGTAACAACCCTGATATGTATTTTGAAAGAGGCAAAACCTATTGTATCCACAACTCATCTTATTCATCTCATCCATTAGCAATTAGAGTCTCTAATGGAGGTTCAGCATATACATCTGGAGTAACAGGAGCTAGTAGTGCTAAGGTATCATTTACAGTTCCTATGGATGCTCCTGATTCTCTAGTATATCAATGTACCAATCACTCAGCAATGGTGGGTAACATTTATGTTACAGGTAAGGCTATTAAAGGCTATGCACTTGAAGTTGTAGCCTCTTTGCCTGGCTCTCCAGATGCTAATACAATCTATTTCGTAACAGGATAATAAAATGCCGTATAAATTACTTTCTAAATATTTACCAGAAAATTTTTCTGTATATGAACATAAATATTACGATGATTGTCTAGAAGTCTATGTTCCTATGAAACACACAGATAGTGATGGAGAAACTACAATAGTAACAAAAACACTTTCAATTGAAATAGAAGATAACGAGCGATGGGCAATAACGCAAGCTAAAGTAAACGACGCAATTCTAGAGGAGATATCGTAATGGCAGTTTATTGGGTAGACCCTTATCTAGAATCATCAGGTGGTGGTATTCATGGAACAACCGGTAATGGCAGCGGTACGTATGCTTCACCGTGGAAGTTATCCCATTTGTTAGCGAATAGTACTTCTAGCAAATTAAGTACATTAGCGTCAGGAGATCATGTAAGATTTAAAGGTTTGCCTTTTGATGACTTTTTTGGATCATCACAAGCATGGACAAGTACAGGAAGTAATCCAAGTTCATACTCCCATGCAACATTTAATAAACAGTTTATGTATGCGATAAGAAAAGATACAGGTGAGAAGTATTATAAGGCTCAATACTCTTCATATAATCAGTTTAGATTTGTACCTCAAGGAAGCACTTGGAATGAGCATTATCCTCTATTAGATACTTCTCATGGCGTTAAAGTTATGCCAACATCTAAAAGTATTTCCCAGAGTACAATTTATACACAAAATCAAAACAATACGAATATGGATTTTTTAAAACCAAGTGATATGTCAGGAGGGGCCAGCGGTATCGGGCGGCATGGTATTACTGTAACAGCAGGATGGGTAAGCGAAACATCTCAGACGGGTGGTATGACTATTATTCATAGTAATGCGGACAGAAGTGATTCTCAAGATCAATGGAGATGGGGTGGTAATACCACTAGTCATATGGGATGTGTTAACTGGGATTGCAGAAATACTTTAATATTAGGTAATTCTCAATATCAATGGAGTTATATTTATGGTGGTGATGTAAAATTAGAAGCTTTTAAAGGCTCATCGTACATGCCTGGGTATGGTGTCAGCATTTACAGTAATGGTGATGTTGATGTCGGTCATTTGGGCTCAGGGGGTTATACTAACATTTATCAATATATGAAGGATGATGGTGAGAATGATGAAACTAAAGTAACATATACTTTTGATCTAAATAGATGGACTATGGGGTATAGTAGTCAATATCATTATGCTTATTTCCCTAGTACGTCTCAGTTAAGCAGTTATAGCAATTCAACACCAAGAACTTTAAATGCCTATATTAAATTAACAGATGGGCAATATGGCTGGAGATTTACTGATAGTACAAGCGGCAGTTCCATACCAGGAACTTTTAATTTAAATTTCAGAGATGGTTATCATCATTCTAAAAGAGAGACGGGCCATTTACTGCAGAGTTATAATTCAAATTACAAAACAATTAATGTAAATGTAGGAACACCAAGTACACACGCTCCTCAGTTCAGTTATAATAGTAATGTTGAAGAAAATACTGGTTATGGGGGATTAGGAACTAACCCAAACAGTAATTTTAGCTTTGGTAGTATGAATAGTCAAACGTCAAGACTGGTATCGGATGCAAGTAATATTTTTTCTGCAGCTTCAACTGATACGACATACAGATCATTTTCATCGACTTTAGATTTAGTCGATTCCTCATTAGAATTGGCTCAAGGAAATCCACTTAATTTTAATCAAGATCCAGGTGACAGGTTACCATGGAAAGTAACAGTGCTTAGAAATGATAAAGATCGTAGACCATGTACTTTAGTTAGCCCAGAAAGTAACGCAGGACCTTCATATCTTCAGTTTAATAGTCCATCAAACAGCAATAAGCTAGTCTGGCATTTCTTTAATAACAATGGTGGTTACACATATTCAGACAATTATGCATTACAAATTCCTGATTATTCTTCTAATGATTTGAGATTAAATTGGAATGTTAGTCACACTTCAGGTTTAGGAGTTACGTTTAGAATTTCTCTCTGGTATATTCAAGATAAAGCCATTGGCGCTTCAGGAAACACATATGCTTATACTAATAATTATAAACTAGGTCCATATTCATCACCGACCACTACATCTACTACCGCTGTTTTTGCACAAACTATTTCTTCATCAACGTTAATAGATATTGCTCCAAAATACATGTGGGCTTTCTGTGAAGTAATTAAGGCAACTGATAATACTACTGTTGGTAATGTAATATTTAATCAATTAGACTTAACACAAATAACTTAAAATGGCAGTTCCATCATATTCCTTTTTTAGCGGTACAGGAAATCGCCCATGGAGTGATACATTAATTGGCATTGATGTAGGGAATATGTATGTTTCAGATACTATTAAAGCATCAATAACGATTAGAAAACAAATTCATGCAAAATATAGAAATGCTAATAAAACTTGGGTAGACTTAGATGCTGTAAAAGATGATAAACCAAATCTAGGATTTATTCGGCCACTATTTAGTACAACCGCTGAACACGGAGCAGCGCCCGAAGGAGGAGGAGGAGGAGGTGGGGGATCTGCTACTCGTAATTTAAAAATAGGAAGTACAGCAATAAACAGTATATATTTAGGAAGCTCTCAGTTTACACACGTATATATTGGTAGTACTTTAATCTGGAGTCAATCATAATGGCAACTCAAACTATTTTTTATGAAGGGTATGATGTAGAAGTAAAGGCAGGGTCAGGTGTTTATGTACTTAAGGGCTGGGATACTAACGGCTCTTTTGGAGACACTAATAATAAGACTATTAATATGGCTGCGAACTCTGTTATTAAATTTAAAATACTAAATACAACCGGACATCCATTTTGGATAAAAACATCGAATTCTACAGGAACCAGTAATGCTGTAACAGGCTCGACTGTATTTGCTAACACTGGTAGAACTACTGATTATATTCTATTTGCTCCTACATCTGCGGGAACTTATTATTATAACTGCGAATATCATTCATCTATGGCAGGCCAAATAGTAGTAGCATCTTAAGTGTATAAATAGATCTAACAGAGTTAGAGGAAAAATTAATGGCTAATCCATCGACAAGACAAGGTTTGATAGATTATTGTTTACGCCAACTTGGTGATCCAGTAATTGAGATTAACGTAGATCCAGATCAGCAAGAAGATCGGGTTGATGAAGCATTACAATATTATCAAGATATTCATTCCGATGCTACATTAAGAAGTTATGTAAAACACGAATTAACATCAGATGATATTACTAATGGCTATATTCCTTTATCTACCAGTGTAACATATGTCACAAGACTCTTTCCTCTACACGACAATATCACTTCAAAGAACTTTTTTGATGTAAAATATCAGTTAAGTTTAAATGACTTTTTTGATCTACAGACATATATTGGCGATATGGCTTATTACGAACAGATGCAACAGTATTTAACACTTATTGATATGAGGTTAACTGGTACGCCTCAGGTCCGCTTCTCGCGTAAACAAAATAGGCTTTATATTGACGGTGATCTGGACGGTGAAGACCTAAAAGCAGGTGATTATATAATTGCAGAAGTTTACGAAATAATCGACGGTAATTCTTTTTCAGCTATTTGGAATGATAGATGGTTAAAAGAATACACGACTGCTTTAATTAAAAGACAATGGGGTCAAAACTTAATTAAGTTCGAAGGTATGCAGCTTCCAGGTGGTGTTACTATTAATGGCCGTCAGTTATATGAAGATGCAATTCAAGATATAGAAAGACTAAAAGAAGAATTAAGAATGGAACATGAGTTTCCTGCAGATTTCTTTGTGGGGTAAACTATGTCAATAAATCCATATTTTAGTCAAGCAGTAAGATCTGAGCAGAGTCTATACGAAGATATCGTAATAGAATCACTAAAGATTTATGGCCAGGATGTTTATTATCTTCCTAGAGATATAGTGAATAAAGATACTATTCTAAATGAGGATGTACCTTCATCTTTTAACTCATCTCATAAAATAGAAATGTATATCGAGAATGTTGAAGGCTTCGATGGAGAAGGTGATCTATTTACAAAGTTTGGTGTTGAAATTAGAGACCAAGCAACTTTTGTAGTATCACGTAAAAGATGGGAACAAACTGTAAAAAGATATGACGCTGAAATTAATTCTGTTAGACCTCTCGAAGGCGATTTAATATATCTTACAATGACTAATAAATTGTTTGAGATTATGCATGTAGAGCATGAGCAACCGTTCTATCAATTGTCAAATCTACCAACTTATAAATTACGTTGTGAGTTGTTTGAATATAGCGGTGAAGATCTTGATACAAATATCGAACAAATAGACGCTATCGAAGGTTTAGGATTTACTTTAGATCTCACTATGGTAGATTCAGCATCAACTGGATTTGTAGTAGGTAATACAGTTACACAGACTCTATCATCCGGAGTTATTGTTACTGGCGAGATTACTAATTACGTAGATTCTTCAAATATAATTTCGCTTGCTCATATCGGAGCTAATCAACCTGGATATCATACATTTGCTGCAGGTAATATTACATCACCTGATTCTGCTGGAAATACATTAGTACGTACAATAACTGCTATAAATGAAGATCTTCCGGTAAATTCACAAAATTCTATATTTGATGCAGTAGATTTCTTAGACTTCACTGAGTCAAATCCGTTTGGAGATCCTACTTAATGTTTGGTACATGGTTTTATCACGAAAGAATTAGAAAGTCTGTAGCTACTTTTGGTAGAATATTTAATGATATTTACGTCATTAGACAAGACGCATCTGGCAATGCTTTATCACAAATTAAAGTTCCTTTGTCATATGCTCCTAAGCAAAAGTTTTTAGAAAGAATTCAAGAAAATCCAGACCTTGATACGGATCAAAAGATTGCCGTTAAGTTACCTCGTATGTCATTTGAAATTATTTCTATAACATATGAGCCTGCTAGGCAATTGCCTAAAAATAATAACTTTATGCGTCCTGGTACAACTACAACTGTTGCTAATAAATTTAATGCTGCTGCTCCATACAATATTTCTTTTCAGCTTAGTATATATTCTAAAAGTCAAGACGATGCTTTGCAAGTAGTAGAGCAAATTATTCCATATTTTAATCCACAATATAATGTTTCTATTAAGCCCTTTAAAGATTATCCATTAGTAGTTGAAGATGTTCCTGTAACTTTACAAGGAGTAACTTTCTCTGATGACTTTGAAGGTCCACAAGAACAAAGGCGCACAATCATTTATTCATTAGATTTTGACATGAAAGTCAATTTTTATGGACCAACTAATAGTGCAAAAATTATTAGAGAAGCTCAAGTTTCTCTCGGTGAAATGGCAGGTGGGACTGCTGATTCGGACGTTTTAATTGAACGTGTAACTGTAAAACCTAATCCATTAAATGTTTCTATAGATTCAGATTTTGGATTTACAACAACGATAACCTCTTTATATGATAGTGTTTAAACAATGGATTCTGATACAGCTGATAATGATTTTGAATATGCAAGACGGACTTATCACGATCTCCTAGCAAAGGGATCTGATGCTCTTGAAGAAATGATGGAAGTGGCAAGAGCTACTGAACATCCAAGGGCTTTCGAAGTATTTTCAAATATGATGAAACACGTTGCCGATATCAATGGTAATCTTTTAGATTTACATAAAAAGAAAAAAGATTATAACAAGAACGATGAACAAAAAGAATTAGCCGGACCTACTACTAATAATTTATTTGTTGGATCTACAAGTGATTTGCAAAGAATGCTTTTGCAAAATAAAAATGATGATGGAGATAAAGTAGTTGACATTAGTGATTACAAGAAAGATGAATGATAGTTATAACGGCAATTTAAATGTAAAAAGAGATGGCATTACTCATAGTTTTTCTAACGATGAATTGAGTGAATACATAAAATGTATGGAAGATCCTGCGCATTTCGCTAAAACATATTGTAAGATTATTTCTTTAGACAGGGGATTAGTTCCCTTTGAGTTGTACCCATATCAGGAGAAAATGTTTGCTCACTTTTCAGACAATCGCTTTAGTGTTGTACTCGCTTGCCGGCAGTCCGGGAAGTCTATATCTTCTGTCGCTTACTTATTATGGTTTGCAATCTTTAATCCTGAAAAGACAATTGCTGTACTAGCAAACAAAGGTGCAACTGCCAGAGAAATGTTGGCAAGAGTTACTTTAATGTTAGAAAATTTACCATTTTTCTTACAACCAGGAACCAGAGCTTTAAATAAGGGATCTATTGAATTTAGTAATAATAGTAGGATTATAGCAGCTGCTACATCAGGTTCATCTATTCGTGGTATGTCAGTTAACTTATTGTACCTAGACGAATTTGCATTCGTTGAAAGAGCTGCAGAATTTTATACATCTACATATCCGGTTATTTCGTCAGGTAAAGATACAAAGGTGATAATTACTTCTACGGCTAATGGTATTGGTAATATGTATCATAACGTCTGGGAAGGTGCAGTACAAGGCACTAATCAATATAAACCATTCCGAGTAGATTGGTGGGATGTACCGGGCCGTGATGAGGATTGGAAAAATGCTACTGTATCTAATACGTCGCAATTGCAGTTTGATCAGGAATTTGGAAACACATTCTTTGGAACAGGTGATACTCTTATTTCTGCTGACTGTTTATTAGAACAAAGGCAAGAAGATCCTATTAGAGCTTTAGAAGGTGGAAGTGTTTTAATATATAAAGAACCTGAAAAGAATCATCAATATGTTATGACTGTCGATGTTTCGAAGGGAAGAGGCCAGGACTATTCTACGTTTAACGTGATCGATATTACTAGTAAACCCTTTGAACAGGTCGCCGTTTATCGCAATAATACTATATCTCCATTGCTCTTCCCAAATGTTATTTATAAGTATGCCATCGTTTATAACGAAGCTTATGTAGTAATTGAGTCAAATGATCAAGGGTCGCTTGTGACAAATGGTCTCTATCATGAATTAGAGTATGACCATTTACATATGGAGTCTTTAATTAAGGCTGATCGTATTGGCATAGAAATGAATAGGAAAGTCAAACGTATTGGCTGTTCTGCTATTAAAGATATTTTAGAAGCTAAAAAACTTATAATAAAAGATACTAACACAATATTAGAAATGTCAACCTTCGTGGCCCGTGGGCAATCCTATGAAGCCTCAGAGGGCAACCACGATGATTTAATGATGAATCTAGTTCTCTTTGGATTCTTTGCTGTTTCAAGTTCTTTTGAGCAAATAACAGAAATTTCTTTAAAGGACATGATGTTTAAACAGCGTATGGAAGAAATAGAAGCAGATGTATTACCGTTTGGTTTTATAGATGATGGTTTAGACGATATTAGACAAGAAGAATTATCAGAAGAAAAACCCTGGGTTGAAGAAATGGGCTATATGTTCTAAGTTTTGTAAAGTTATAAATACTAGTAATTGATTAATCTTATCATGCTTATACATATAATTTAGACACTGGAAAAGGAAACAGTCATGGCTTTATTCACGACTTCAGAGTCTCCGGCAATTGCAGTTAAAGAAGTTGATCTTACGAGTGGTGTTCCAAACGTACAATCGACAACTGGTGCTTATGTTGGAAACTTTAGTTGGGGTCCGGCAGATACTCCTGTACTCGTATCAGACGAGAGAGGATTAGTATCTACCTTTGGAGCTCCAAGATCGAGCGATAGCTCAGCGGTAAATGATGGAGCGGCAATTGATTTTATGTCAGCTGCTTATTATTTGCAATATTCAAATTCCCTTCAAGTAGTAAGGGCTTCAAATAGCACTATGAAAAGTGCTCATGGACAAACAGCATCATCACCCGGTGCAGTTTTAGTAAAAAATCAAGATGATTTTGAAAACCAAAAATCAACACTAGACACATCTAATTACATTTGGGTTTCAAAATATCCAGGCGCTTTAGGTAATTCACTAGAAGTTCAATTTTTACAGGATTCAGCGAATTTTGCAAATTGGACATATGCAAAAAACTTCCCTGGAAAAATGGGTACATCAACCTTTGCTGCAGCAAGAGGTGCTTCGCATGACGAATTCCATTTGGCTGTTATTGATAAAGGCGGAGATATCTCTGGAACTGCTAATACGCTTCTAGAAACATTTCCATATTTGTCAAAAGCAAGCAATCATAAAAATGCAGATGGATCTACAAATTTTGCTCCTGAAGTAATTAACAGAAAATCCCGTTATATTAATATGGCAGGCTTTGGAGCTAGCGCTTTCCCAGCTAATGCTGGTAATGCTGCTGAAAATGCAGTAGACTTTAGAAATGCTTCTTATCTTACGGTTGATTCTGCTGTTTTTGCCGCCGGCGTAAACTCAGGTGCTCTTGGTGTTACTGACATTGATGGTGCATATGATACTCTTTTCAATGACACTGATGCAACAGAAGTAGATTTTCTTATTGCACCTAGTATGAAATCTAGGGCTGATCAAAAAACTTTGGTTAATAGCATGATTGCTTTAGCTGAAGGTACTCGTAAAGATTGTGTAGTGGTTGCTTCACCATCTCGGGATGATGTTATTGATAAAACACCATCAACTGCAAATGCAGATGTTATAACAGCAATGGACGACATCACATTTTCAAGTTATGCAGTTTTGGATAATAACTTTATCAAAGTATATGATAAGTACAATGATAAGTATATTCATATTCCGGCATCTTCTTCTACAGCAGGTATTATGGCTGCTTCAGACGCTAATACTGCTCCATGGTTCTCACCAGCAGGACCACGTAGAGGTAGATACTTAGGAATTACAGGTCTTTCGTATTCTCCAGATAAAGCACAAAGAGATGCTCTTTATAAAGCAGGCGTTAATCCTATCGCAAACATTCCTGGTCAAGGTGTATTACTATATGGTGATAAAACGCATATGACTCGTGTATCTGCATTCGATAGAATCAATGTTCGTAGATTGTTTCTTGTACTTGAAAGAGCAATTTCAAGAGCAGCGGTTAACACATTGTTTGAATTCAACGACGAGTTTACTCGTGCAGAATTCGTAAATATTGTAGAGCCAGTTCTCAGAAATGTTAAAGGAAGAAGAGGTATTACGGACTTCAAGGTTGTATGTGATGAAACAAACAACACTGCAGACGTAGTAGATCGCAATGAATTTATTGCTTCTGTCTTTATCAAACCAGCACGTTCGATTAATTACATCACACTTAATTTTGTTGGTGTACGTTCTGGAGTTGATTTTGAAGAAGTAGTTGGTACAGTATAAATAGCGTCAAAGGAGACAAAAAATGGTTTTAGGAGTTGATGACTTCAAAGCAAAGTTAAGAGGTGGTGGCGCTAGACCGAATCTGTTCAAAGCGACTATTAACTTCCCAGCATATGCTGCAGGAGATACAGAGCTAACTTCATTTATGTGTGAAGCTGCTCAATTGCCCGGTTCAACGACCGGCATGATCGAGGTTCCGTTTAGAGGTCGCAGACTTAAGTTGTCTGGTGACCGCACATTCGAGCCATGGACTATTACAGTTATTAATGATACAAATATGGCTGTAAGAGATTCTATGGAACGTTGGATGAATGGAATTAATTCTCATACAACAAACACAGGTAGAGCTGATCCACTAGAATATGAATCAGATCTATTAGTAGACCAACTAGATAAATCTGGTGGTATTATTAAGCAATATGTGTTTAGAGGCTGTTTCCCAACAGTAGTTTCACCGATTGATTTGAGCTATACAGCTGAAAATGAAATCGAAAGATTCACTGTTGAGTTCCAGATCCAGTATTGGGAATCTAACACTACCACTTAAGGTGTTATAAATAATAGGAAGAGGGGGGAAAGACTCCCCTCTTTTATTAGGTTTAGGAATACAAATGGCGGAAAATAGTTATAATTTATTTGGGTTTGAAATTCGTCGGGCCAAAGATAAAAAGAAGGAAATGCTTCCTTCTATAGTACCACCTGTTGATGAGGATGGTGCTGGTTATGTCACAGCTACAGGTGCACATTATGGCACTTATGTTGACATCGAAGGCGAAAAGAAAATAAAAGATGAAGCCCAGTTAATTAGGCAATATAGAGCTGTAGCTCATCATCCTGAGGTTGATGGGGCAATAGAAGATATTACTGGTGAAGCTATTTCTTCTGGTGAAAATGAAAAAAATGTTACTTTAGTTTTAGATAAAGTTGATGGGTTAAGTGATTCAGTAAAAAAACAAATTTTAGATGAGTTTAATAACGTATATGGAATGCTCAATTTCAAAGAAATGGGCCATGATATGTTTAAGCGCTGGTACATCGATGGAAGGATGTATCACCATTTAGTTGTTGATGAGGCTAATCCTAAACAAGGTATTCAAGAAGTAAGACCGATTGATGCATCTAAAATTCGTAAAGTAAAACAAATTAAGAAAAAGAAAGATCCAAAAACTGGTGTAGCATTAGTAGAAAATGTTGACGAGTTTTATATCTATCAAGAAAAGGCTGGGCAGTCAAATTCAGGAGTTAAAATTACTACTGATGCTATTTCATATGTAACATCAGGTCTGTTAGATGAACATCGCAGAAAAGTAATATCACATTTGCATAAAGCTTTGAAGCCTATTAATCAATTACGTATGATGGAAGACTCGCTAGTTATTTACCGGCTAGCTAGAGCACCAGAACGTAGAATTTTTTATATTGATGTTGGCAACTTACCTAAAGGTAAATCTGAAGAATATATGAAAAACATTATGACTAAGTATCGTAATAAACTTGTATATGATGCAAATACCGGTGCAATTAGAGATGATCGTAAACATATGTCAATGCTCGAAGATTTCTGGCTGCCGCGGCGTGAAGGTGGTAGAGGAACAGAAATCTCTACACTTCCAGGCGGTGAAAACTTAGGTCAAATTGATGATATCATTTATTTTCAGAAACGTTTATATAAGTCATTAAATGTGCCAGTTGGTAGATTGGAACAAGAAAATCAGTTTTCATTGGGCAGATCTACAGAAATTTCACGTGATGAACTTAAGTTTCAAAAGTTTATAGATAGATTACGTTCACGATTTAATTATCTTTTCTATAATATTCTTAAAAAGCAATTAATTCTAAAAGGATTAATTACAGTAGAAGATTGGGATAATTGGAAAAACGATATAATCGTTGATTACATGAAAGATAATCATTTTACTGAATTGCGTAATGCTGAATTACAAAGAGAAAGACTACAGACTTTAGATCAAATGCAGCAATACGTTGGAGAATTCTTCTCAAAAGAATGGATTATGAAAAACGTTCTGCAGATGGATGATGAAGATATGAAAAATATGAAAGATCAAATTGATCAGGAAATGAAAGACGGTGAAATTGGTCCAGATGATGACCATATAAACCCAGGACAATCTGAGGAGTAAATAATGTCAGAACTTGAAAGCTTTATTGATGCAGTAGCACAGCAAGATTTTAACCAAGCAAACAGTGTATTTAATGATATGATCGGACAGCGTATGTCTGATGCTTTAGATCAAGAAAAGATTGCTGTAGCAGGTAAAATTTTTAATAACAAAGAACCAGAAGAATTAGAGGCTTCTGAAGATGAAGATGATGATGTAGAAGATTTTACTGATGAAGAAATCGATGATGCTATCGACGATCTAGAAGATCTTGATATCGAAGACGAAGATGATATCGAAGACGAAGACGAAGAATAATTACTTTTAATTAGAAAATTTAATTTATATAAATAAATGTAAACAAAATGAAAACATTTAAAAACATAAGAGAACTTGCAGGTAGGAAGCCAAGTGGTACACCAGTCTTTGATAAAAAGCTTGGGAAAATTCCTGTAAAGATCACTAAAGAAAAAAATGTTTTTGTTGTTTATATCGATGGCGATAGACTCGATGCTTATAAGTCTCAAAAGGAGGCTGAGAAAATGGCAAAAGAGTTTATTAAACAATATAAAGGTTAATAGATGAAGCTAATATCAGAATATACAGAAAATGATGTTCAATGTATCGTTGAAAAAAACGAAGATGGCTCAAAGAGTCATATCATTGAAGGTATCTTTGCAATGGCTGAATCTAAAAATAGAAACGGTCGTATTTACCCTAAGGCAATCATGGAGAAAGCCGTAGGAAAATATGTTACTGAACAAGTTTCCAAAGGTAGAGCCGTAGGTGAGTTAAATCACCCAGACGGACCTACTATTAATTTGGACAAAGTTTCTCATCTCATTACTGAACTTAAGTGTGAAGGTAATAATGTGATGGGAAAGGCACGAATTTTGGATACTCCAATGGGTCAAATTGTAAAAGGTTTGCTTGAGGGCGGTGTTCAACTAGGTGTCTCAACTCGTGGTATGGGTAGCCTCGAGCAACGTGGCGGTACTATGTACGTCAAAGATGACTTTATGCTTAATACGGTTGATATCGTACAAGATCCTTCTGCACCAAATGCATTTGTTAATGGAATTATGGAAGGTGTTGATTGGATCTGGAATAATGGACTCATCGAAGCTCGGGAAATTGAAAAAATAGAGACTGAAATTAAACGTGCTCCGCGTTCTGACCTTTATGAGGTTCAAGTTCGTGAGTATAAGAATTTCCTCTCGTTATTGAAATCTTAAATTAGGAGTCAAACATGACTGATCAAATCGAAGACCAGGATGTAGAGCTCGACGAGGAAATCGAAGAAGCTCACGATCCAAAGAACGCAGAAAAGCAGTCTGTTGATGCAACAGCAAAAGCTGGGGATGCTACTAAAAAAGCACCTGCCCGTAAAGGCGATAAAGCTAATGCACAATCAACAGATCTTAAAAACGCTGCAACAAAAGCCGAGTCAGTAGAATTTAATGGAGACTTTAGTGAAGACTTAAATGCTCTTGTTGAATCTGAGGCTACTCTTTCAGAAGAGTTTAAAGCCAAAACAGCGATTATTTTTGAAGCTGCTCTAAAATCAAAACTTTCAGAAGAGATCGATCGTTTGGAAACTGAATATCAAGAACAACTTGATGAGCAGGTTTCAGGCATCAAAACAGATCTAGTCGAGAAAGTTGATAGCTACCTCAACTATGTGGTTGAAAATTGGATGGAAGAAAACAAATTGGCAATTCAATCTGGACTTCGTTCAGAAATTGCTGAAGGTTTCATGGATAAGTTGAAAGGCTTGTTTGTTGAATCTTATGTTGAAGTTCCAGAATCCAAAGTTGACCTAGTTGATGAACTTGCAACTGCTAATGAAGAACTGGAAGTACAGTACAACGAAGCAGTAGCTAAAACGCTAGAGATTTCGGAAGAACTAGAAGTCTTTAAGCGCCAAGCGATCATTCGCGAAGCGTCAAAAGATCTAGCTGAAACCCAAGTCGAAAAGCTTGCATCACTCGTAGAAAGTATTGATTTCGAAGATGAAGAAACTTTTGCTTCAAAAGTTGCTACTATCAAAGAATCATACTTCACCAAAAAAGCTGCTACAATTTCAGAAGAAGTTGTAGATGACGACGACGATAATACCGTCGAAGTTTCTCCTATGATGGAGCAGTACCTTAACGCAATTCGCAAAACAAATAAGTAAGTAGGAGATCCAATTATGGAAACTTATGATCGTCTCGTAGAGAAATGGTCTCCAGTCCTGAACGAAGAGTCAGCTGGCACCATTAAAGAAGCACACAAGCGTGCAGTTACTGCAGCTGTGCTTGAAAACACAGAAAAAGCATTGGCAGAAGAAGGTAGCCGTGCGAATTTCTTGGCAGAAGCACCTGCCGCAAACGCAACAGGTAATGCAGATAACTGGAATCCAGTACTTATCTCACTCGTACGTCGTGCGATGCCTAACTTGATGGCATATGACATTGCTGGTGTACAGCCAATGACAGGTCCAACTGGTTTGATCTTCGCAATGAAGTCAAACTACAAAACAACTCGTGCTGGCGCAACAGCTGGTAACGAAGCTCTGTTTAATGAAGCCGTAACTGGTTTCTCTGGTGATTCAGGTGGTACTCAATCACAAGGCGCTTCAGGTCTTTCAGGCTTGACAGATGGCGACGCAGATTCAACAATTGATGACTCACGTACAGGTCCAGACTTTGGTGGCGGTATGACAACTACTGAAGCTGAAGGTCTAGGTACTTCAGGTGCTACTGCATTTGCTGAAATGGGTTTCTCCATTGAAAAAGCAACTGTAACTGCCAAGTCACGTGCGTTGAAAGCAGAGTATACTCTAGAGCTTGCACAAGACTTGAAAGCAATCCATGGTTTAGACGCAGAGACAGAATTGGCAAACATCTTGTCAACTGAAATCTTGGCTGAAATCAACCGTGAAGTTGTACGTACAATCAACTCTCGTGCGAAAACTGGTGCTACTACTGGTAACACAGCAATCAATGGTATCTTCAATGTGCAAACAGATGCAGATGGTCGTTGGTCAGTTGAGAAGTTCAAAGGTCTGATTATTCAAATCGAGCGTGAAGCTAACACAATTGCAAAAGAAACACGTCGGGGTAAAGGTAACTTCATCGTATGTTCATCTGATGTTGCTTCTGCGCTTTCAGCTTCTGGTATGTTGGATTACGCTCCGGCGCTTGCAACTAACTTGAACGTTGATGACACAGGTAACACTTTTGCTGGTGTACTGAATGGTCGTACTCGTGTATACATCGACCCATATGCAACTGCTGACTATGTAACTGTTGGTTACAAAGGCACAAACCCATATGACGCCGGTCTATTCTATTGCCCATACGTACCACTAACTATGGTCCGTGCAGTTGGTGAGAATGACTTCCAGCCACGCATCGGGTTCAAAACTCGTTACGGCATGGTTGCTAACCCATTCGTTGGTGCTACACCAGATAGCGATATCGGTACAGCGAAAGCTAACCAGTACTACAGAATCTTCCGTGTGGATAACATCCTAGGCGCGTAAGATCGCTAAAAGAGAAGGAATAACCTTCCAAAAAGATTAAACTAGGGCGCTTTGGCGCCCTTTTTTTATAAGCTATTGATTTCATTGAAAACAAAAATGCGCCTGAACCGCAATTAACTGTGTACAAACGATTCGTAATATGTTAATATAATTATATCAAATGGAGAAAAACAAATGTTGTATATTAATGAAATCAAAGAAATGTTCAACTGCACATTCGACTATGCAGAAAAAGTTGTTGATAACATGGGTGGTCTTGGCTTTGACTTCTCTCAATCTTCGCAAGAAGAGTTTAATGCAACTGCAACTGAAATCTTTCAACTAATGGAAAGTGGAGTATTATAATGGAATTTACTTACTCAGACGATTGCTTCTCAGATCTTTTCAAGGACGTTAATGGTTTCCGTCCTAGTGGCTCTTTGATGGACGATTGGAATGATCGCACTCCTCGCCAGAAGCAAGAGCTTTGGAATGCTCTTTGCGATGAGCTTGAGGAAAATACTAAGGCTGAGAAAGCAGCTGAAGTAGTCGCTATCGAGAAGTTCGAAGCTCGTATCCAAGATATTATTGAGCTTGGTGCTGCTAATCGTACTAACGCTCTTTTGTGGATGTCTGGTACAGAGACATTCTATAATGTCCAATGTGTTGAGCATTTTGTTTGGGAGCAAGGTATTTTGTTTACCGATTATGGTAAGCAGCTAGTTAAAGATCTGGCTGCAATCGTTGATTATAAGGAGTATGACTATGCATAACGATTCATGGACAATAAAGGCTTATCAGCATAAGAATGGTAGGCGTGAACTTGTTGAATGGGCCACTGGATTTGGCCATAAGCACGCACGTGAGTACTATCAGCGTTTATATGATACAGATGAATATTCAGAACTTAGAATGACTAGAGTCAATCCTGAAGTTGTATTGTATAAAGCAGCTGCACAATAAAATTACCATGTGTTTTGTGTTAAGCCAATCCAATAAATAACACCGCCCATAATACCAATAGCTGTTAGGGTTATAAGAATACCAAAGGTCCATGTAATTATTTTTTCTTTTATTTCTTCGGCCCTATAAACAGCTTCTTTTTGTTCCTTTCTCATCTGAGCTTCTATTCGTAGAATCTCTTTCCAAGCAGATGGACCATAAACAGTAGATATAAAACTTCTTAGTTCTTCTCTCATATCATCTGCTTTTTTCTTATGTACCCAAACCTCCATGGCATTAGCTTGAACTCCACCACCAAGAGCCTTATACCATGGAGGTTTTTCTGCCTTTTGATGTGCGTAATCAATATCTGATATTGCCTTTGACCAAGCTCCTAATTGCCCGGTCATGTCTTGTATATCTCGCCCAACAGATATGGCCTTTTTAATGCCATTAAATGCTGTAGTTGCTAAACCAATAGCTGTTACTGGATCGACCATGAGGTCCCCCTATTCATTCACCTTCGTGTATATTTATAAAAAAGTGTTCTTTTTAACTGATATAAATACAGGTATATAAAGAGGAAGAAAAATGGTTACATTAAATCCTAGTGCTAAAGTAAATTCATCTATTACATCGCACTCATCAGATTTAAATAATGTGAATATGCTGCAGCCTAATTTATTTAGGTTGGTAGTAGATCGTGAGAATTATCCTAATTTAGAGTTTTTTGCTACCGGAATAAACCATCCTTCTGTTGATGCAGCACCGGCTGAACTACAGTATCAAAAAGTTTCTAGGATTAATTTTGTTGCTGATAAATTAAACTATGGTGATTTGAACGTAAATTTAGTACTAGATGAGAATATGAACTCATATATCGAAATGCATAATTGGATAACACGAATGGTTCAAGAGGATTACAGAGATCCTTTAGGTAGAGACTCTAAGTTGCCACCTATTGAATCTGATATTACAGTTCATGTATTAAGCAGCCACAACAATACTCTTAGAAAAATTAAATACATTGACTGTATTCCAACAACATTAGGAGCAGTTGACTTTGAAGCACAGAATGCAGAAGGATATATAACATATCCGATCTCATTTAGATTTAACTATTTTGAAATTACTTGATAACAAGGTTATATTATGGACTTACAAACAATACTTGCCCAATGGCAAGAAGACTGTGTAATTGACAACAGTAGATTAGATGTAGTATCACGAGATACTCCTAAGCTTCATGCAAAATATCTAGAAAAATTATCATATGCAAAGCTGTCTCTTCGAAGAGCTGAAGCAGCACAAAAGATTTTATTGAAAAATAAATGGCTTTGGTATAATGGTAAGATGTCACAAGAGCGTATGGACGAGCTGGGATGGTCATATGATCCGCTGGATGGATTAAAGATCATGAAAGGTGAAATGGATTATTATTATGACTCAGATCCTGATATTCAAAAAAGTGAAGAAAAAATAGCCTATTGGAAAACAGTTATAGATACCCTAACAGATATAGTTGATTCCTTAAAATGGCGTCATCAAACTGTGGGTAATATTATTAGATGGAAAACATTTGAAGCAGGTGGATAGTGGCTGATATTAAAGTTGAATTAATAAATTATAGTATGATGTATATTGATTGCGAGCGTGGTGTCGCACAAGAACTATCTGAATACTTTAGTTTCTATGTACCTGGTTATAAATTTATGCCAGCATACCGTAACAAGGTATGGGATGGTAAAATCAGATTATTCAATTACATGACTGGAGAGCTCTCTGCTGGGCTATATGTTTATTTAATAAAGTTTGCAGCTGAGCGATCGTATACTGTTGACACTCAAGAATCTTCGTATGGTCTACCGGTACCTCCTCCACAACCTCTTCAACATTTGACTGATTTACTAGCTGACGAAGCACTTCCATTTCAACCTCGAGACTATCAATACGATGCGCTTGAAACAGCCCTAAAAAGAACTCGAGCAATATTACTATCTCCTACTGGGTCTGGAAAATCATTTATAATATATTTACTAATTAAATACTGGTTACACTATTTATCAAATGGATTTAAGTATCCTAAGGGTGGAAAAGTTCTTATTATTGTTCCAACAACCTCTTTAGTAGAGCAAATGCATCAAGACTTTATAGATTATGGACAAAGACCAGAAGGTATGCATAGAATTTATTCTGGTAAAGACAAGAATACAGATAAAGCTATTATAATATCTACATGGCAGAGCATATATAAATACCCTAAGAAATGGTTTGAACAATTCGGAATGGTTATTGGGGATGAGTGCCATGGCTTTAAATCAAAGTCATTATCATCTATTATGAATAAAGCTACTGAAGCAAAATATCGGTTCGGTACTACAGGAACACTAGATGGCACTCAAACACACAAATTAGTTCTAGAAGGTTTATTTGGTCCAGTACATAAAGTAACTACTACAAAGAAATTACAAGATAATGAAACATTAGCACCTTTAGACATAAAGGTTTTATTGTTAAATTATGAAGAGGAGATTCGTAAAAACTTTGGTAAAAAAACATATCAGCAGGAAATTGACTTCATTATTGGAAATACTGGGCGTAACAGGCTTATTTCTAATTTGGCTATATCTGCTAAAGGAAATACTCTTGTCCTATTTAACCGCGTGGACGCTCATGGCAAGCCTCTCTATGAGTTGATAAATAGTAAGGTAGTTGAGGGAAGAAAAGTATTTTTTGTATCAGGTGAAGTTGCTACTTCAGATAGAGAAGCCATAAGACAGATTGTGGAGAAACAAAAGGATGCTATCATTGTCGCTAGTCTTGGTACTTTTAGTACTGGCATTAACATACGGAACTTGCACAATATTATTTTTGCAAGCCCTTCGAAGTCACAAATCAAAGTCTTACAGTCTATTGGTAGGGGACTTCGGAAATCGGACAATGGACAGATTACTACTCTCTATGATGTAGCTGATGATTTACATTGGAAATCACAGAAAAACTATACTTTATTACATTCAGCTCAACGAGTAAAAATTTATGAAAAAGAAGAATTTAAATATCAAATAATAAAGGTAGATATTAAATGAAACGTGAAAATATAAGACAATTCAAGCTAGTATCTGGTGAAGAAATCCTTTGCGAGATTATCGAATGGGATAACGATGTAAGTGAAGAAATTATTGTAAGGAATATATATAATATTGTTTCTGTTGATAATAAGAAAACTAGTGTCAGATATTATACCTTTGAACCTTTTATGTGTTTACAATCAGAAGACAGCATGTTTCAAACTTTTAATCCATACCACATCGTTGTAACTGCAATCCCCACTAATGAAATCCTTGATCAGTTTGAATCTAATGTAAAATTAAATAAAATGGATGTTGAAGAAATTGAAAACGAATTAAAAAAGAAGTCTTCTGAAATTAAAAAATTATTAAACATTACGGATTCAGAACCAGAAGAAATTGAAAACTCTAAAGTGATCAAATTCAGACCCAAAGATACAATGCATTAAGTGTATCTCTACCCTCCAACAAAGCTGTTACTTTTATTATACACTGTTTGGCAGGTTTGTACACAGTTAAATGCGCAAAACTTAACAAAAATTGAATAAAAAACATATGTACATTTTCTGTAAAACAGATTAGAATGTTATAAAGGATATTTTATTATGGCAAAAAAGAAAAGCATTCATTACGTAAACAATAAAGAGTTCTCATTAGCAGTTGTCGATTATTGTAAGAACTTACAAGAAGCAAAAGAGAATAATGCTGAAAATTTACCACTAGTTCCAAATTATATTGCTTCTTGCTTTTTAAAAATAGCAGAGGGCTTATCTCATAAATCTAATTTTATTCGATATACTTATAGAGAAGAAATGGTAATGGATGCTGTTGAGAATTGTTTGAAGGCTATAGAAAATTATAATATAGAAGCCGCTACAAGATCAGGAAATCCAAATGCATTTGCGTATTTCACACAGATTAGTTGGTATGCTTTTTTGCGTAGAATTGCAAAAGAAAAAAAGCAACAGGATGTAAAACTTAAATACCTGTCCCAAAGTGGTATTGAGCAATATGTTTACAACGATGTTGGTGATACGGCAGCTGCAAATGTCATGAATAATTTCTTAGGTCAATTGAAAGAAAGAATTGATAAGGTAAAAGAAAAAGATACTATATTCAAATCATATCTAAAAGAAGATAAAGCTCGCAGAAAAAAAATAATAAAAGTTGATTCTGATCTATCTAGGTTTATGGAAGACGAATAAAATATGAGCATATATTCTAAAAAGATGTTTACAAATATTATTTTTTGTTGTATAATAGTGTTGTAATATCAGAAAGCAATTTAATGAAAGTATGTATTTTAAATGACACTCATTGTGGCATCCGCAATAGCTCTGACGTATTTCTCGATAATGCAGAGAAATTTTATTCTGATGTATTGTTTCCTTATCTTTTGGAACATAATATTAAGCATATTATCCATCTTGGTGATTACTACGATAACCGGAAGTTTGTCAACTTCCGTGCTCTTAACCGCAACAGGCATCACTTTCTTAAACCGTTAAGAGAAAATGGCATTACTATGGATATTATCTGTGGTAACCATGACACTTACTATAAAAATACAAATGATCTAAATAGTCTCAAAGAGCTGTTGGGGCATTATATGAATGAAGTTAATATTATTCATGAACCTACTGTTATGGAATATGGTGGTTTTAAAATGGGCCTTGTCCCTTGGATTAGTTCTGATAATGAGGAAAAATCACTAAAATTTATTGCAAATGCAAAATGTGATTGGCTAGGTGGCCACTTCGAAATAGCTGGATTTGAAATGGCAAAGGGTATTGAAAACCATCATGGAATGAAAAAGAATCTTTTCGATCGATTTGAAAAAGTATTATCCGGCCATTTTCATACTAAATCAGAACAAGATAATATTATATACCTTGGATCACAAATGGAGTTTTTTTGGAATGACGCACACGATCAGAAATATTTCCATATCATTGATACGAATGACAGGACCCTCACTCCAGTGGCTAATCCACATACTTTGTTCCATCGTATCAGATATGATGACAGCATTAATGATTACAGGGATTTTGATACTTCTACTTTAGATAATAAATTTGTAAAATTAATGGTGATTAATAAATCTGACCATTTTGCTTTTGATAGATTTATTGATAGGATTCAAGCCAGAAAAATACATGAACTAAAGATAGCAGAAAACTTTAATGAATTTATTGGTTCTAGTGTTGTTGATGATGGGATATCATTAGAAGACACGTCCACACTTCTTAATACGTACATTGATAATGTTGATACAGATTTAGATAAAGATCTTATTAAAAATCGTATGCATGATCTTATGCTTGAGGCTCAAACAATGGAAGTCGCATGACGATATTAGATCAATGGAAAAAATTATCGCGCGCAGATAAAATTGGCTATTTACAAAGAGCTCATTATTTGATAGAATGTGGTAATACAGGTTATGATGAAAACGTTGAGGAGCTCGCTATAAAACTTTATCGCGATGAAATGAATGATAACATTTAAAAAATTAAGATGGAAAAACTTTTTATCAACAGGCAATTCGTTTACAGAAATAGATTTTAGTTCGCATAAAACAACACTTGTTGTTGGGCATAATGGTGCTGGAAAATCTACTTTACTCGATGCTCTGGCTTTTGCATTGTTTGGTAAAGCACATCGAAATATTAGTAAACCACAGCTTATTAATTCTATTAATAATAAAGCTTGTATTGTAGAAGTTGAATTTGATGCTTCCGGATCCGTATTAAAGGTCGTACGAGGTATTAAACCAAACATATTTGAAATATGGAAAGATGGGGTGATGATTAATCAATCGTCACATTCCAAAGAGTACCAGAAGATCCTCGAGCAAAACATCTTAAAGCTTAATCATAAAAGCTTTCATCAGATAGTTGTACTCGGGTCCTCCTCCTTCATTCCCTTCATGCAACTTCCGGCACAACACCGCCGGGATGTAATTGAGGATCTTCTGGACATTAATGTATTCTCTAAAATGAATCAGATCTTAAAAGAAAAAAATGGCATTCTTAAGGATAATTTGAAGGTAGTTGAGTATGATACAGAGCTCAATAATGAAAAAATAGATCTTCAAAAAAATTACATTAAAGAAGTGGAGGCTTTATCAGTTGAGCAAATCAATCAAAAAGAATCAGACGCCGCTGATGCACAGAAAGAAATCGATTCCTTTCAATCCGAAAATGTTTTATTATCAACCGAGATCGAAGAAAGGTCTGATGGCTTACAAGAAGATCTCAAAGAAAACCACGACAAACGGCAAAGTCTCTTACACTATCAAGCCGAGTTCAATCAAAAAATTAAAACACTGGTCAAAGAAACGAAGTTTTACGAAGAAAATGATACATGCCCCACATGTACCCAAGATATTAGTACAGAAGTTAGAGACACCAAGTTGGCAACCGCTAAAGAAAAAGCTGCAGAACTTAACAGCGCCGTATGTGATGTCAATGAAAAGTCGACTATTGTGGAATCAACTATTGAAAGGCTCACAAATACCGCAGGCGAAATTAGAGATAAAACCTCTGTTATTAATTCTAACAACAAAACGATTAGTCGGTTACAAGAGCAAATTAAATCTATCAATAGCTCGATTGAACAAATACGGGGATCCAGTGGAGATTTAAGTAAATCAAATGATGAGCTAAAAGCTCTTAAAAAATTAAAAGATGATTTATTTGAAAAAAGATTGTACTTAAATGAATCGGTATTGTATAATAATACAATGCTGGAGATGTTAAAAGATACAGGAATCAAAACAAAAATCATTAAACAATATTTGCCTGTTATTAATAATCTAGTTAATAAGTATTTACAAGTGCTTGACTTCTTCGTTTCGTTTAATCTAGACGAAGCATTTGCTGAAACAATACGATCACGGCATAGAGATTCATTTTCTTATGCTTCATTTTCTGAAGGTGAAAAACAACGTATTGACTTGGCATTACTCTTTACTTGGCGTCAAATAGCCAAAATGAAAAATTCAGTATCAACAAACTTATTGGTATTGGATGAAACCTTTGACTCATCTCTAGACTATGAGGGTGTTGATAATCTTATGAAAATTATTCATACTTTAGGAGATGATACAAACGTATTTGTGATTAGTCACAAAGGTGATATTCTTGAAGGGAAATTCGAAAATAAATTAGAATTTCACAAAGAGAAAAACTTTAGTAAAATAAAAGGAAATTGAAATGGAACTATCCAACTTTACTATGCAAATCTTGAAAAACTTTTCTTCTATCAATCCAAACCTAGTTATCCGAGGTGGCAATAGTATTATGTCAATGTCGGAAGCTAAGAATGTTTTGGTTCGAGCCACAGTTTCAGAAAACTTTCCACAAGCATTTGGAATTTATGATCTATCAGAATTTTTATCGGTACTTAGTCTGTTTGATACGACTAACTTAAAGTTTGATGAAACTCATGTGACAGTGGGTGATGTATCAGGTCGATCTAAAATTAAATACTTCTTTTCTGATATCGATATGCTCACTTCTCCTACTAAGGCAATTGAAATGCCTAATCCAGAAGTCAAGTTTGTTCTTGATCAGGATACACTAGGACGTATCAAAAAGGCCGCCGCTGCGCTTGGGCATGATCAACTATCTATTACGCCAGGTGATGGTGTAATTGCTCTCACAGTTGTTGATATTGATAATGCAACATCTAATACATATTCTATTGATGTTCCTGGTGAAAGTACAGGCGACTTTAACTTTATTCTAAATATTAAAAATTTACAGATGATTCCTGGCAATTATGATGTCTCAATATCATCAAGGCTTATTTCACAATTTAATTTAATCCAAGAAGGTGTTGACTTAACATATTGGTTAGCACTCGAAAAAACTTCGACATACAAATAAAGGAGAATAATATGTCAGAAATAGTTTATGAACTTGCAACACGAACATCGAGATCAACAGTAGCTGTTATCGATGCGGTTGTGCAGCGCGGAGGTTTTCGTGGTGAAGAATTGTCTACCATTGGTCAACTCAGAGATCAATGCATTCAACTAACTGCACTATGTGAAGAAAAAGAGCAGGAGGAAGCCGCTGAATCGGAATGATGTACACCATGTAAAAGTCGTGTTATAATATAAAAATAAATTATGGAGTAAGTGAATGAAAGACTTTTTATGGGTAGAAAAATACAGACCAAGCAAGATCGCTGATTGCGTTCTGCCTGATCGTTTAAAATCTACATTTCAAAACATAGTAGATGCCGGTGAAGTTCCTAATATGCTCTTTGCCGGATCTGCTGGTCTTGGAAAAACTACGGTGGCCAAAGCTTTATGTGAAGAGCTTGGCCTAGACTACATTATTATCAATGGATCTGAAGAAGGTAATATTGACACATTACGCGGAAAAATAAAACAGTTCGCATCTACAGTTTCACTATCAGGAGGATACAAAGTATGCATCTTGGACGAGGCTGATTATCTCAACCCTCAATCCACACAACCTGCACTTAGAGGATTCATTGAAGAGTTCTCAGATAATTGCAGATTTATTCTCACTTGTAACTTTAAAAACCGGATCATCGAGCCTTTGCACTCGCGTTGTGGTGTATATGAATTTAATACTACAAAAAAAGATATGGTTCAACTTTGCGGTGCATTCATGGATCGTCTCGCTGATATTTTGTATAAAGAAGGCGTATCATTTGATAGTAAAGGTCTAGCAGACCTAATTATGAAACATGCACCAGATTGGCGTCGTGTATTAAATGAAGCACAACGAACTGGTATTAGTGGAAATTCTATAAGCCAATCGACAGTTTCAAGTGTTGATAGCTTTGGTTCTCTCACATCCTTTCTAAAAGCTAAAGACTTTAAAAAGATGCGTAAATGGATTACAGATAATATTGATATTGAACCGGCAGCTATATTTCGTGGCTTATATGACTCTATGTTTGATTATGTAGATGGTCAATCAATTCCTCAGCTTGTTCTTATTATTGCTGATTATCAATATAAAGATGCATTTGTTGCTGATCATGAAATAAATCTCGTTGCATGTATGACAGAGATTATGGCACAGGTAAATTTTAAATGAACTTAATATATGATTTCGAAACGCTAGGCCCTGCACAAAATGGTGCAGTTGTATCAATGGCTATCTTAAAATTTGATGAGACCAAATATGTATCTGAGGAACCATATGAGTACGAAGATTTATTGGCAGAAACTAGTTTTATTAAGTTTAATGTCGCAGAACAAGTAGAAAAATATAACAGAATAATAGATAAATCTACACTTGAGTGGTGGCAACGTAAAGAACCTGAGGCTAGAACTCAACTAGAACCTTCTGATGAAGATAGATCTATTACAGAATTATGGCAGTTCTTTTCGGATTACTCAAAAGGTTTAGATCTTAAAAAGGTATATACTCGTGGCAATGGTTTTGATCCAATTGTCTTAGAAAGTGTTGTACAAACCTTTGGATATAGTGTACCATATCCTTGGTGGATTATTCGTGACACTCGTTCTACAATAAATGGTATGTCATGGGGATGGGATCTAGATGATAAGTTTATTCCTGAAGGGCTCAATGAAAAATTCATACACCATGATCCACGCCATGACATTGTTATGGACGTTATGCGTATGCAAACAATTGCAGTTCACCTATGAACCACTTTGATTATTTAAAAGCAATCAACGATACTAAAGACGATATCATGATAGGAGAAGAGGCTGAAAAGTCTTATAATTCTTTCATGATTAATCGCGGACTTAGTTATTTTTATGACACCGCCGTACTCGCAAATGTGATGAATCAGTACCATCATGTCGGCAAAAAACTTCAATTTCACTTTTTTATAAATACTATCAGAAAACGCAAGCGCTTTTCGAAATGGAATAAACCTGAAACACACAGTGATATTGAAGTGATTAAAGAGTACTATGGATATAATAATACAAGAGCCCGCGAAGTTCTCTCACTTTTATCACCAGAAAAAATAAAAATTATAAAAGAAAAGGTGAGTCGTGGTGGAAGAAGAAAATAACATTGTAGAATGGAATCCAACAGATATGTTGGAAATACTATTAAATGAACCTGATGATTTTTTAAAGGTTCGCGAGACATTAACTCGTATCGGTGTAGCATCTAGAAAAGATAAAAAGCTTTATCAATCTTGTCATATTTTGCATAAACAAGGCCGGTACTTTATTGTCCATTTTAAAGAATTATTCTTGTTAGATGGTAAAAAAGCTAATTTAGAAGAAAACGACATTGCTCGTAGAAATACCATCGCTACGCTATTAAGCGATTGGGGACTTATTGATTTCGTTAAAAAAGAAGAATTACCTATTGCGCCTTTAAGGCAAATAAAAATTATTTCTTTTAAAGATAAAGATCAATGGGAACTATGTCCGAAGTATAATATCGGAAATAAATAGCAGCTATACCTCACGGATATAGCTAATTCATTATATATAGTATTGCGATGCGGAATAATCCGGTCGCAATATAATCTTGCTTGCTCAAAAGGAGATAACAATGACAGGCTTACAAACACTATTCCCGCGGTCATCTTTTGTTGGTTTTGACCATCTGTTCAACGAATTAGAGTGGACAGCTAAACATGCCCAAGACCATTATCCCCCACATAATATTATTAAAGCTGGAGATCAAGAATACTTGATTGAACTAGCTATTGCTGGGTTTACAAAGGATGAAATATCTGTAGAAGTTAAAGATAGAACCTTGACTGTTACAGGGGAACACGTCTCTAAAGGTAGAGAGTTTATCCATCGTGGCATTTCGACAAAGAAATTTAAACGAACCTTTAGGCTGTCCGAACATGTAAATGTAAACGGAGCAGATATTCAGGACGGCATTCTGGCAATTGAATTGCAGTATGTTATCCCAGAAGATCAGCGTCCTCGTAAAATCAATATTGGTCAAACGAGGAAACAAAATGACACAAGCAATACTAGCAGCCCACAGCTACTCAACGAGGGCAATTGAAACTATCATAGAAGCACTAAGATCTCTTATTCAGTATAGAGCGCATCGTAAAGCGATCCGTGAAACTGAAAAAGAGTTATCCAAATTATCAGATAATGACTTAGCTGATATTGGTCTTTGCAGAGGCGACATATATTCAATCGCACGGTCAGTAGATACAATAGCAAATACAAAAGCTAATAATAATCTGAAAGGTTGGGTTTAATGACAACTATGGTAGCAAACTATGTCTTCTCGCCCTTGTCGGGTTTGTGGTCTTCACTCGATCGTTATTCGCAGCTGATTGGATACTCGAGAGCGGCAGCGGAGCTCGCAAGAATGGGCCTTCACGAGGAATCCAAACGTTGTATGATGGAAATACGGGAGTTGCAAAATGACCGGTGATATCGCAACAATGGGTGCCATGATAGGTGCAGGTCTAGCGACCTTCGGAATGGGCGGAGCAGCTATCGGAGTTGCTATGGTAGTAGGTAGTGTATTTAAATACATGCCTAAAAAGGCTGATAACTCAACGATGTTTGTTGGCATAGCATTTGCAGAAGCATTAGGAATCTTTGCATTCCTTGTAGCGCTTCTATTAATGTTTGCCGTATAATGATGACATCAGAGTTGGTCGAAAGACTTGGTTTGGCATGCTTTGTAGTAATGTCTACGCTGATTCTTGTCTGCATACTAATAGGTTTTTATGCAGTGTATGATGCGTACAGCGAACCAAGAGGATGTATTATAAATACATCTTTATAATGAGAAGGCTTTAAAAAGTCAGGGGGCGGGAGATCGCCCTCTTGGTCACACAACACACACAGGAGACTTAAATGTCAAATCCATATCAAATCCGCTATGATGTATTAAACATGGCAAAAGAAATTGCAGACAAACATTATGATATGCAAGTAGATCTTGCTAATAAAATGTTAGGAATGTATAAGGAAGATACTGAACAAGCCCTCGAAGCTTGGAAAAAGTATGTACCTAAAGCTTTAAATCCAGATGAAATTAAATTACAAGCTGAAAAACTTTATGAGTTTGTATCGGAAAAAAAGTAATGCCTGATTGGGTGATACTTGCAGGGCTGTCATTAACTTTAACGGTCCTGTTTTTAATTTTTGATAAAGGAGAAAAGTGATGTATAAAGTAACAGCATTTTTTAAAAACCACAAAATCTCTGAAAAGTTTTATGATATCAACGATGCTATAGAATTTCGTGATAATGCTGATGCGCATTATCCTTTAAGAGTAACTTTTAGAAAGGTCGTATCAATGAGAGAATGGGTACATAATTGTTGGAATGTAGTGATGGATCATAATACTAATCCGTTAAGCAGCATTCCTGACTTAAACACTAGACACATGATTATGCAAGTGTTAGCTTGGATGTGGTGTATTGTATTTGGTATTATTGTAGGAAGCATGTGGGCTGGAGTAGTCAGTATGATGATACATACATTACTGCTCGGAGCGGTTGCTATTACAGTTGCTACATTTGAAGTTGCTAAACGCAAGCCATACGGTTTTTATAATGGAAGAGGAGCAGGCGGCGAACATGAATAATGAAATGCAAGATCTTAAGTTTACGAGCGCTGGAGATTATATGAAAATGTTAGATGAACCTAAACATGATTATTGTACTACTAAGGATCTTGGCAAAGCGTTTGCTGTTATTGTCTTTATGATCGCTGTAGTACCAGTACTGTTACTGATGGCTATGGTAGGACTTGAAGATTATGGTCGCTATTGCAATTTAAATATTCTTCCATGTTTCGGTCTTAATTAATGTTTATAGTAAGAAAAAAAGATGGAGAGATTATTGCCATTGCTAGTAGAGAAGAAGATGCTATTGGTATGGCCGATGCAGCTAAAGTTGATAAAACTGACTATATTGTGCAAGAATCAACAGATAGTGTTGAACTCCGTGAAATCTATCGATCATATTATAAAACGAGGTCTTAATGACTGATGAAGAAGTAAGAGCTGCCGCGCAGAAAGAAGC